GCATAAGGAGCGCGCAATGTCACTCGACCTCACCCAACGACAGACCCTCAAAGCCGCCATTGCTCTCGTGCCAGCCATCGAGGCGGCACGAGTGGCCGGCGACACGGCCACGCTTGAGCAGTGGTGCAACGCGGCCACGGCGACGCAGGCCTGGCGCACCGCCGTTACCGGTTCGGAAATCTACAACGCGCACAAGCCGGTGGAGTACATCGCGCGCTCGGCTGCAGAGCGCTCCGCCTTCGATTTGATGGTGTGCAACAACTTCACGCACGATTTCGGCGTGCAAGCGAAACGCAATGGCGTGGCAGACATTTTCAGCGGCACGACGAACCAGACCTCGCGCGCGGCCATTTTCGCCGCAGCTCAGGAACTCGCCACGAACGCTCAAGTGGCGCTTGGGGGCCACGTGGTCAGCGTGGGCGGCACCGCGAACATGGCCGAGACCGTTTCGGGCCTGAAGCGAAACTTCACCGGCCGGGTGGATACATCCGATGCCAACTGGCTGGTGAACAACTGACATGGCCGGCGATCTGCGACAAAAAGAGCGGACTGCAGTTACGCTCACAAGTACCGGGGCTTCCCTCACCAATGGAAGCGCCGGATCAGCAGGAACCGATCTGGATGTGCGCGCGTCTGGCAATGCGGCCGATGACTTCTATGCCAAGTTCCAACTGACCTGCCAATGGGCGACGATCACCAGCATCGTGCTTGGCACAGTTGCAGCGGATCTGTACCTCGTCCCGAAACTCGACGGCACGAATCTGCCAACGGTTGACACGACGGCCGGTTCCTCGGCGCTTCCGTTTGCCTGCTATGTCGGCAGTTTTACCTGCGTGAAAGCCCCGACAGCGAACGTAGACATGGTGCTCATCTCGCCAACAGTGCAGCTCGATCCACTGCTTTACACCGCCTACATCATTAACAAATCTGGGCAGACCATCAGCGCAAATTGGACGCTGAAAGAGGTTTCGATCCAGGCGCAGTACACCTAAATGGCCGCACCGTTTGATCGTGTCTGGACGCGACAGCCGCAGGTTGTTACGGGTCTTAGTCCAACAGGCCTAACAAAGCTCCCCGTAGTATTTTGGTCTGCCGTTGACGGTAGAAACACGGTAAATGGGAATAGGCCAACCTACGGTTCTGGCATTACGTACGGGCCTGTTGCAGGAGAAAACAGCCTTAGCTTTACAGGCGCCCAGAGCAATGCAGATAACTGGTTCGGAACAAATCTAAGTTGGAACAACCAAACAAGTTTTTGGATTTTATCATCCTGTGTAATACCAACAGGTGCTAGTGAGTATGTATCTCCGCTGTTAGCGTGGTCAGGTGGAGGGGCATCGGTTGACCAGTTTTGGTTCTACGCTGCTGCTGATGGTTCAATATCGTTAACTTTGCGCGGGGGCGTCGGTTATTCGACATATACCTCAGCGAAAGGCGCAGCACCTAGTGGGAAGCGGGTTGTAATAGCGGCGAAATGGACTACTGGAACACCAGCTGTTATATACTGCAATGGTGTTCCGTTTACAACTACAAGAACTGGAACGCTGGGTTCTGATTCGTTCAATATAGAGAATGGATTTTCTAGCGGCCTTCTGCAAATAAATACAAGCGGTGGAAAAGGCTCTGTTAGTTTTGTTGCTGCCGGGATAACTATCCCGTCTAATTTACAGCAACTCTCAGCCAACCCCTGGCAGCTATTCGCCCCACTGCGCCGGCCGATATTCCCGGGGTTCGCGGCGGGTGGTGGGGTCAACCTCACGCCAGGCAACACGTCGATTGCCGTTGCGTCCTTCGCTCCCACGCTCGCGCAGACGACCAACAGCGCGCTGACGCCCGGCGCAGCAACGATCGCGGTGTCAGCGTTTGCGCCGACCATCGCTCGCACTGCCAACGTTGCCCTGACGCCAGGCGTCACGACACTCTCAATTGCTGCGTTCGCGCCCGCCTCGGCGCAGACCGCCAACATCGCGCTGACGCCTGGTGTCGTTGGCCTCACGGTCGCCACGTTTGCGCCAACGATGGCGCAGAGTTCGGCTTCAACATTCACGCCTGCCGCAGCAGCGCTGTCGCTGGCGGCCTTTGCACCGACGCTGGCTCAGACCTCCAATTCCAGCCTGATTCCAAGTGCTGCGGCGCTGACCATCTCGACATTCGCGCCGACGTTGACGGTCGGCGCAGGCATCAACCTAACGCCTGGGCAGGCTGCACTCACACTGGCCAGCTTCGCGCCGACGATCGCGCAGTCTGCAAACGTTGCGCTGACGCCGGCCGCGGCTGCGATCACCGTCCAGACCTATGCACCCAACCTGGCACAGAGTGGCGCTCTGAACCTCACGCCAGGCACTGCTGCCCTGGTACTACAAATCTTCGTGCCCAGCCTGGTGCAGAGCAGTGACGAGGTGTTCGCTGCCATCACATCAGGCCGCATGCTGCGATCTGCACCGTCTGGCGGGCGTGCGCCGCAAGTCTCTACCTCGCGCCGCCCATCCTGAACCCAGCGCAACAGGCACTCCATGTCACTCACCCGCATCACCGCCCCAGCGCTTGAGCCCATCACGCTGGCCGAGGCCCGCGCCCAGTGCCGTTGCGACGGCACCGACGAGGACGCGCTGCTGGCCATCTACATCCAGACAGCCCGCGAGCACGCCGAGGGCCTGCTCTGCGCGGCGCTGATCACGCAGACCTGGGAGCAGACGCTCGACGAGTTTCCGTCCGACGAGATCAAGTTGCTCAAGCCGCCCGTGCTGTCCATCACCAGCGTCAAGTATGTGGATTCATCCAGCGTGGTGCAGACCATCACGTCCACCGACTACGTGCTCGATGCTGCCACGCTGCCCGGCTGGCTGCTGCCGGCGGACGGCGTGGCCTGGCCGCAGACCAATGACGTGATCAACGCGGTGCGCATTCGCTACACCGCGGGCTTCGGCCCTGCGGCGTCCGATGTGCCCGCACCGATCCGTGCCTGGATGCTGCTCACCGTGGGTTACCTGTTCGCCCAGCGCGAGCGCGAGGACGTCACCGGCAAGGTGGCGGCCATCCCGGGCAGGTATGTCGATTCGCTGCTCGACCCCTGGAGGCAATACCTGTGACCTTCGCCGCCGGCGACCTCGATCGCATCATCACGCTGCAGCAGCGCACCGTCACGCGCGACTCGCTGCTGGGCGAGGTGGTCACCTGGCCCGACCTGGCCACGGTGCGTGCGCAGGTGATCGAGTCGTCTGCCCCAGTCGCCGTCAACAATGCCGCCAGCGACGCAGTGCAGCTCTACGCGCGGCCGCACAAGATCCGCATCCGCTTCCGCGTGCTCGACAAGGCATCCGTGCGCATCAGCTATGGCGGCCGGCTGCTGCGCATTACCGGCACGGCCGAGCTGGGTCGGCGCGAGCGCATCGAGCTGGCCTGCGAGGAGTGGGCTCATGAGTGATACCAACATCAAAGGCCTGGCCGAGCTGCAGGCCGCCCTCGACCAGTTGCCCGCCAAGATCGAGGCCAACATCATGCGCGGCGCGCTGCGCGCAGGCGCCAAGGTGATGCAGAAAGAGGCGCAGTCCACCGCGGCATTCATCGACCGAAGTGGAGCGCTGCGCGACAGCATCCGCGTGACGACAAAGCTGCGCAGCGGCACCGCCACGGCGGCGGTGGTGGCCGGTCCGAGCAAGAAAGACAAGCGGCCCTTCTATGGCCGGTTCATCGAGTTCGGCACCAAGCCCCATGTGATCAAAGCCAAGAATGGCCGCGCATTGGCCATCGGTTTCGCCAGCGTGCACCACCCGGGTATCCGCCCGCATCCCTTCATGCGTCCGGCATTGGACGTGGCTGGCGTGCCCGCAGTCGAAGCGGTGCGCGAGTACATCCGCCAGCGCCTGCTCAACAAGCACGGCATTGATGTGCCGGCGCCGCTGGAGGAGGGCGACGAATGAGCGCCGAGCTGGTCATCAGCACGCTGCTGTCCGGGGCCGGTGCAATCACCGCCATCGTGTCCGACCGCATCTACCCAGACTTCCTGCCCGAATCCAAGGCCGCTCCAGCCCTGGTCTATCGCGTGGTCAGCGACGTGCCGCACGACGACGTGGCGCAGGCCCAGGTGCAGCGCACGCGCCGCGCCCGAGTGCAGGTGGACGCCATCGCATCCAGTGACGCCTACGCCGTGCGCAAGGCGCTGCTGGTGATCGTGCGCCAGGCCCTGCATGGGCAGATCGGCACCATCGCCGGCATCGTGGGCGTGGTAGTGCGTGAACTGATCACTGGCCCCGATCTGCCGCACGAGCGCGCGGGCCTGTCCAGCAGCTCGATCGATTTTCAGGTGGTGTACCAGCAGGCCGCCTGAGCCAACGCATTGCCGGTGCTCGGCAACATTTCGCCCGCTTTGTGCGGGCTTTTTTTCGACTGAAAGGATTCGACCATGACCACCCGCACATCCGCCGGCACCACATTCAAGGTGTCGGCGTCAACTCCCGCCACGTGGGACGCAGCCGGCTACGCCGCGCTCACCTACACCACGGTGGGCGAGATCACCAACTTCGGCGAGTTCGGCCGGGTCTACAACCTCGTCACGCACAACCCCGTGTCCAACCGTGGCACGGTGAAGAAGAAGGGCAGTTTCAATGAAGGGCAGATGGCCCTGCAGCTGGGCCTGGACACCGACGACACGGGCCAGATCCTGATGAAGGCCGCGTCGCTGTCCGACAACGACTACAGCGTGCTCGTCACCACCCAAAACGGCGACAAATACTACATGCAAGTGCAGGTGATGTCGTGGAAGGTCAACGTGGGCGGTGTGGACAGCATCACCAGCGCAGCATGCACGGTGGAGATCACCACCAGCTCGACGGGCGTGGGAATCGTCGAATCCCTGGCCCCCTGAACGGAGACCTGAACCATGGCAACCTCTCTTTCCGCCACCGTCAAGGCGGCCGTCTCTGCGTCCTACTCCAACGCGCTGGAGTTCGGCAGCGTGGTGCAGTCGCTGCAATACAACGTGGCCAACTCGTTCGCCGATGGCACGGGCGCCGATCAGGCGCAAAAGCTCTGGACCGACCAGCGCACGCTCGGCGTCAGCGCCACCGAAGACCTCGACCTGTCGGGCGGCGTGGTGGACGTCTTTGGCACCAGCCTGGCGTTCACCAAGGTGAAGGCCTTGGTGATCAAGGCCGCGGCCGGCAACACCAACGACGTGGTGGTGGGCGGCGCGGCCAGCAATGGCCTGGTCACGTTCTTCGGCGCGGCCACCGACAAAGTGAAAGTCAAGCCCGGCGGCACGCTGGTGCTGATCGCGCCTGACGCCAATGGCTATGCCGTCACCGCGGCCACGGGCGACCTGCTGCGCGTGGGCAACTCGGCGGCCGGCACCTCGGTCACCTACGACATCACCGTCATCGGCGTCTGAACCCGCGGGCGCCAGCCCACACCCTGGCACCGACCCGGCC